ACTTACGAATGTACTTACGGAGATTCGATTTCTCCTTGATTGTGCTTACGCAAAATTTAGTTCTGCAGATTCCAGTATAACCAACAAGGTCGAACATCCCCATCAGTCCGCCAACTTCATCAATCAGTCCGTCCTTTTTGAGTTGTTCCTGAAGGGTTATCTCGTCAATGCAATCGCCTTCTTCAACGATCTTGTGCATAGCCCTGAATATCAATTGATTAGGGTACGAGTAAAAGTCTTCAGACTCCAGTACTGCAGCGGCTTGATCATAATTCGCTGCTCCGTCATCCAGTAAAAAACTGGATAGTAGTTGCCTTTCGGCATCTGTATTATTGGGTATGTTTGTTTCGCTCTGTATCATTTTGTTTGTTGTTAAGATGAAAAAAGGGGAGAGGACGAATCCCCTCCCCTCGATACAAGAACCCCCTAGAAGGGGTCGGTGTCAATCGCTGCAGCTGGAGTAGCTTCAGGTTGAGCTTTCTTTTCTTCCTTCTCCGTAACGGCAAGCTTGACGAATTTGCCAACCTTTTCGTTTTGGTTAAACCACGCAGAAATCCAGAAGTCTTTACCGCCCACGTTGAGCGTTCCCTTCATGTCTGGGTGTTTATCGTTTTCCTTGCGGTCGTTTTTGAACAGAGCGCCCTTATCTGTGTTGTCGTATTTCTGAGACATATATCTATATATTATACTTGGTTATTGTTGATGAGAAAATAAATGGAGGCCCCTGTAGTAAAAACCATCGCTGACAAAGATTGGCCAGAGACCCCCATTAAATTAGAACAAGTCTTCTGTATTGACAGGATTTGTCAACTCTTTTTTTGACTTTCCGTGATCATTTGTAGCGTCAGCGTCCTTTACATCGTCAATGGCAAATAAGCCATTCAATGCGTACTTGCGAGCATAGCTGGATGCGCTTCCAGTAATCTGGGCATCGTCCATCCCCTTCTTGACTTCAGCTTCACGAGCGAAGCCAGTTGAACTGAGAACAGCATTTGAGTCACTTGAATCAAGTAACTCACAGGTAGCCTTGACGTAGACACGAGCGCCGACCTCAACCATTTCATCGTGGATGATAAGTGAGCATTCCCATTCAGCAAGTAATGGTTTGAGTGCAGTAAGGATGTCTTCGCAGGAGCGGTACTTGTACCCTCCGAACTTATTGGTCTGTCCTTTAGGGGCTTTCAAGGATGCTTGGATCCCTGATAGTTTTTCCCTGATGTTTTTAACTTTTGTTTTTGCAGCTGGCATATTTATTTTTGGTTAGGTTTTTTCTGTACAGCTTAGTTCTTTCTTCGCTGTTCATATTGGTGATACTGTCGAGGTCTAGACCTACGTCAAGTAAAAAGTTTACCTGATCCTGCATTTTTTTTGCGGAGAATCTTTTGGCTAATTGAGTAGCACCAGTCGGGTGCAGAACACCAGTCCTAGCATTTTCAATGTAGTCAGCCATGTTACGTAGGGCATCAGGTAAAGAAACCGTACTACTACGCTTTGCGTATCGCTTCCATGCATTCTCTATCTTACCAAGAAAGGCGTTGCTCTGCCGATGCAGGACACCTCGTACTTCTCCCGTGTCGTGGCAATGATCCACTACGCTGTCGTCAAGTTCTGATTCATTTATGGGACACACCTTCGGCATATTCTGCATGCGCCAGTCCTTGAGTTTATCTTTAGTTATGTATTTCATTTTAAATTTGGTAGAAGCAGAGGGACTCGAACCCCCGACCCTCGGATTAGAAATCCGATGCTCTATCCAACTGAGCTATGCTTCCTTATAAGTCATTAAGTTCCTCTGGAAGCTTTCCGTTGTCAATCCATTTTTTTGTCTGAATCATGCACATAGCATTCCATAGGATTGCGCCTGCATGATCCTCCGCTTCGCAACCCTCCATGAATTGCCATAAATGCCGTTGCATAGAATCAATGTATCGACTCAAGGGGATACCCTTCTTCCAGTTGTCGCGTCCGTACTTCTCTGCTCCGTCTTCGAAGCGTTTGGACGCTGCCCTGAGGGCTTCTATAGGAAGCAAGCTGGGTATGCCCTTTCCTTGCATTGCATCCCTGCATGCACCTGTCTTGAATTCGCTCCTGGATCCGCTGTCTGGTAGTTTCATTTTTTTGTATTTGTATTTTTAGTTGTGACTTCTTCAACTGACAATATCTTACCTGAACCGCCACGCTTATAGTGAACCGTTCCATCCTTATCTGGATTCCTGCTAAGAAGCAATCGTACAGCCGACTTCGGGTCGTGCGCCCATTTAATAGCGCAACTTGTATTATGCTCTGGCGGAAGTCCATTGTGCGTGAAAGTAATGTAGTATTCCTGCATTAGTAATACATTATTACAAAGCCCTGGCCCGCGTTTGTCCCAACTACGTTGAAGTCAATCCATTCAATGGCTTCATCTTCAGTCATGCCCTGGTCGCGGAATGCGAGAACCATGTCCATGTAGTCGTAGATGAATAAACCGTTATGGTCGATCCCTACGATCGTTGATTCAAGTCCATCAAAGATAACTGCTGAATCAGCAGCCATTTCCATCCAGTGATCTGGTATTTCGTCTCTATATGCAATCATAGTGAATTAGTTGGTTCGTCATTAATTGCTGCAATCGCTTGATGCAGCTGTAGAATCTCTCCTCGGAGTATTTCGTTCTCACGTTTAAGTAGAATAAGTTCTATTTTTATTTGTCGGTACGCTTCTTCGTATTCCTTTACGGAACCGAACTGTGGTACTTTTGTGCTGTCCCCTGATGTAACCATTACTCTGCCCCTCCTTGTAGTTCGATTATTCTGCCCTTAACTTTATGCCAGTACAGCAATGTGCTGTCCTTGTTCCATCCGTCTGGGCCTCCATTGTGAATCCTTGCTATGTCCTCTGCAGTAACTGCACGACCTATACGCTCTTCCGTAGCGTAGCGATCCATATAAGCAGCGAATATGTCAATACTCTTCTGCGGATCGAAAGCGTCATGGTGCTTCCATTCTTCTCCAGCAAACTCTGCAGCGTCAGCTACATAACCTGCATGCATCTGCAGGCAACCAAGGGCTTTACCTTCGTCACCTACGGCCTCTGGCCTGCCTCCTGATTCAATATGAATCATAGCAAGCATTAATGTAATTATTGATATATTCATTTCTTTTTGCTCTTCTTTGTTTGCATTCTTGTTTTCCAATATAACTTTGCGCATAATTTAGCTACTTCGATTCCGTGCAGTATTTCTTCTGGATTCCACACCTTGTGGTAATGCTCAGTCGTATCGCAGTCAATGCATACTGATATGCATCCTGGGATATAGTCAAGCTTTGTTCTGCGCATTAGCATCCAAGCTTCAATCGCAAGCTGCTGGCAGTCCTTGTCGTAGAATTTACCCTTACCCTTGCAGTTGCTTCGGCATTTGTAGTCAGCCAGAAATACTTCTCCTGCCCTGTCCTTACCTATGAAGTCTACGCTCCCGACAATCTTGATTGTATTTTCACCAATCATATGCTCTACAGCTACAGGAGTTACTCCTTCCTTCTTGTACCATTCGATGAAAGGTTCTGCCCAGTCATCCCATACGCTCTTGCCTGATAATTCTTTGCTGAGAAGATCCGCGTTTACATGCTCTTCAATGCATTTGTGAACTGCTGTACCAAATTCAGAAGAAGGCATTTCGTCCCCTGTAGTTGGGTGATCCCGAACTCCGTAAGTCAAATCAGCTACATCTCTCCAGAACAAATCTGGTCTTTCTCTTGCGATTTCACAAATCTTTCTGGGTTTATATATTGAGTCAAGGAACGGATCTTTAATAACACCTAGAACTGTAGTGACGGAGGGGAATGCTCCATGCACCTTCTTAGCCTGCGCTGGTGTAGTTGCGTCCTCCAGGAAGACAGGAAAGCCTCCGTTGTATTTGTAGAAGTGAGCCATTATTTATTTAATACTTTGTTTTTTATTTTATAGAGGTCATCCCTACGTATCATAGAAATAACGTCTCTGCGATTCTTTCTTGAGTATGACTTGTACAGCGCTTCCTTCGCTGACTCTACAGTGTCATCCAAGTTGCAAAGGTCTTCAGCAAGCTCTTGCAAGTCCCCTCTGCGTACTAATAAATAATCTTCTGCACCTTCAAAGGCAAGGTAGTCCTGCTCTCCGTATAGCCACCCTGCGTCTCCGCAATTGTTCTTGAACTCAATCCATATAAACTCTGATTGAACTCCCCTGCTGCGCTCTACAGCCTTCATAGCCTTAACATCAATAGAGCCTAGACTGCATATCCAGTCCATATGCTTGTACTGCTCCTGCAGGGTGGCTGGTCTTACGTCCTTGTAGTGCTTCTTTAGGAAGTCCCCAAACTTGGATTCAACCTCCTGTCCGTGCTTCCACGAGTCCGAGCCTATCCAGTCCCAATAAGTCTGATTGGAAGAGCCTCGCACTAAAGATCGTCCTCAGTTAGTTTGTCCATCACGTACTGCGTCATACTACGGAAGTCAGTAAAAACAAAGTCTTCATCCAATAAGTAGTAAGCTATCACCTTTCCATTCTGGACGAATGAAATCATTCTGCCACTAGGCATCTCTTCATTCAGGATCGACACTTCGTTCATCAAACAAAACTCCAGGCCATCCTTTACTCGTACGTCCTTGAACTTTCTGCATGCCTGCAACTTGTACAAGTCCCCTGTTGCTAATTTATCAACAGTTTTTTCAACAAAATAATCTCCGCTCTTTACGAAGACTATGCAGTCGGGTGCAAGCTCCTGCGCTCTCCCCTCTGGATATTTACTTAGCTCGTCCATTCCTCGATAAAAGACCGAGGGATCGAATTGTCAATACCCTCGGTCTAGTTAACGCTATTTTTGTCAGCGCCTTGACTTTTGCATTTTAAGTTACTAGAATTGTATCCTAGATAATCATTGCATGAATAGGATAACAGCTATTAAAAAAATAAAAAGAAATAGCTTTGTTACGCTCCACCAAAAGTCTGATTCATCTTCGCAATCATCATGTGGATATAGCATTTATTTATCCATCCTTCCTACTTTATAATAAGATAGCATTTCTTTAGCCACCTTATTTATCATTACCCAGGTTGAGGCAGGGTCTGCATTCAAATCACGCCTGTAGTCATGAACCCAATCCATAAGCTCTTGAGGGCGCATGTCATGCATGCTTTCTGGGTAAGGATTGTGCAGGAATATGGCACTTGCATCAATCCACGCTTTATTGACTAAACCTAAGGCATAGTCCGTCTTTATGTACTGCTTTTCTTTTTCTGATTTTTTCATAATATTTATTTGTTTTCTATTTTGATAGAGTAATTTGGCGCTATCTCGCCTTCGTATTGCATGCATAGATAGAACTCTGGGTTTGAACGCAAGTCCTGCTCTGTTAAGTCCTGCTTGCCAGACGGCATCCCATCTGGATCATCCCATAAATCCAAGTCAATGATTGTCTGGTCTCGTAATTCATCATAGCAGACTTCGTCTATACTGGTGTCGCACCAGTACGTCCTTCCATCCTTCTCGATGTGGAGACCACCAAAACTAAGTTTTTCATCATCAAGTAAAACCCTATCCTCCTCTTTGTAGTCACGTGCAAGGTTTCCTTTTGCAGTTACAAAGATCGATTCAATCTTGGCGTTACCAATAGAGATTGTGCTATTCATAGTTATTCTGATACTTGGTTAAAAAAGTGCATTGTTGCGCTTACGTAGACTGAATGAGTCCAGGGCGCTACCGCGTCATACAATGAATCCGTGAACTTGTCCCACTCCTGCAAGGTCGAAGCACGCCCAATTGAGCGCAAAGCCATCGCGTCAAAGTCAGCCTTTCTGTAGATCGATAGATCCTCTGAAATGTCCTCTTCATCAGCGCGCCTGTAGTCAGTCACTACAAAGTCTTCTCCTGCCTTTTCTCCGTCCTGGTAAGCCTGTACAAGCTTATCCTTGCCATCGAAGTAAAAGAATATTTCGTCATCATTTTCGAAGTCCTTTTCGCCTTCAATCGATACGCAATAATCGTTGAACTTCACGCTTGGATCGCTCTTCCAGTAGCCATCAATGAAGTAGTAAGGAGAGTACTGCTGGTATCTGCGAAGTATATTCTCTACCTGCTTCGCAAGGGTTTCTCTGCAGTTGAAAATGTCGTCCTCGCTCGCTATGCAGTTTTCTATCTCTTTAATTAATAGTTTTGTATTCATATTATTGAACCTCCTCAGATTTGTAGTTAGTGATATCTTTTTCGTGAATGCTGGACACGTCAGACTCTAAAGTCTGCGCCATCTCTGCTACATCGAAACCTTCTTTCTTTAGCACGTAAAGCAGGTGATCTGGAACTTCAAAGATTCCGTCATAGTCAGTCAATGCTCCGTCCTCGAACCATAGACCTACGCCTGCGTACCATTCTCCATTGCCGTTGATGTCGTACATCTCGCAGAATGCGGTGTCGTCATCCTTGATGGTGATAGCCTGCTCCATTATTATTCCTTTGGCTCTACCTACTGTTCCGTAAGCAG